AAGGCTTAATGGCTAGATGGGGTAGTGTTGATTTTAGAGAGTTTAAAAGAGCTTGTAAAAGGATGGAGAAGCTTACAAAGATTGATTTAGATAAGTTTGCAAGGATGCAGCAAGAGAATTAGCAGCACGATTACTTGGGAAAGTAATTAGAAGAACACCAGTTGATACAGGATTCTTACGACAAGGATGGAATGGAGTGGCTTATGCTAGGTCGCTTCCTGTGTATAAACAAGGAAATAATTATATTATAGAGGTTGTTAATCCGACCACATATGCAAGTTATGTTGAATATGGCCATAGAACTAAAGATGGAAAAGGTTGGGTTAAAGGACAACATTTCTTAACAATTTCAGAGATGGAACTACAAAGCCAAGTTGATAAGATTATAGAGAAAAAACTATTAATATTGCTTAAAGGAGTATTTGATGCTTAATAATATAATTGATGGAATATCTATTAAATTAGATAAAACATTTGGAGAGAGTTATACAATTTATAGTGAAGATGTGGAGCAAGGTATAAATGAACCTTGTTTTTTTATTGTTCCTTTAAATCCAAGCAAAGTATCCTATCCAAGTGGCAGGACATTAAAAAAGAACTCTTTTGATGTACATTATTTTCCTAAAAGTAATGATAAATCACTTGAAATAAATGAGATAGCTGAGATGTTACTGGAGGAATTAGAGTATATAGAAATTGATGGAGACTTAGTCAGAGGTACAAATATGAACTTTGAAATTATAGATAATGTTCTTCATTTCTTTGTTGATTATAACTACTTTACTATAAAAAGTAATGACACAGATAAGATGGATACAGTAGAGTTATTCGGTGGTTTGAAGAGAGGTGATAATTTTGAGTAAAACATTAAGCAAAGAAGATAACTACAAGTTTACTAAGGAGCAGATAGTTAACTCTAAGAAGTATGTAAATAGAAAAGATTTATTAAATGCAATTTTAAAAGAAAATGATTTATATTCCTTCTCAGAGGTAGAGGATAGAATAAATAAATTTATGAAAGGAGTGAGTTAGATGGCTTTAGGTGGAGGAACATTTGTAACACAAAATAAGGTCCTACCTGGTGCATATATAAATTTTGTAAGTGCTACAAGGGCAACCAGTTCATTATCGGATAGAGGTATTGTTGCAATACCTTTAGAGTTAGATTGGGGCATAGATGAAGACGTATTTCAAGTAACCAGTGATGATTTTGAGAAGTATTCAGTGAAGTATTTTGGATATGATTATACTCATGAGAAGCTGAAAGGTTTGAGAGATTTATTCAAAAATATAAGGTTGGGATATTTTTATAAATTAAATAAAGGCGTTAAAGCCAGTTGTACTATAGCCACAGCAAAATATAGTGGTATCAGAGGAAATGACTTAAAAGTAACAGTTACAACAAATATAGATGATAATGCTAAGTTTGATGTTGTAACACTTTTAGATAATAAGAAGGTAGATACTCAAATAGCAAAGGTTATTACAGACTTACAAGACAATGACTATATCACTTGGAAGAAGGATGCAACACTAGAAGCAAGTGCAGGACTTGTATTTACTGGTGGAACTAATGGCGAAGCTGTGACAGGAGCAGAGTACCAAGCTTTCTTGGATAAAATAGAAAGCTATAGCTTTAATGCTTTAGGATGTTTGGCTACAACAACAGAAATTAAAAGTTTATTTGTAGAATTTACAAAGAGAATGAGAGATAAGGTAGGAGCTAAGTTTCAAACAGTACTATATAAGAAAAGTGATGCAGATTATGAAGGTGTAGTGTCTGTAGAAAATAAGATTAAAGATATTGGATTAGTAGAATCTAGTTTAATTTATTGGGCGGCTGGAGCTATAGCAGGATGCGATATAAATAAATCTAATACTAATAAAAAGTATGATGGTGAGTTTGATGTTGATGTTAATTATACACAAATACAACTTGAAGAAGCTTTAAAAACTGGTAAATTTATATTCCACAAGGTGGGAGATGAAGTTCATGTGTTAGAGGATATAAATACTTTTGTATCATTTACAGATGATAAAAATGACGATTTTTCAAGTAACCAAAGTGTTAGAGTACTTGACCAAATTGCTAATGATATTGCAACTTTATTTAATGAAAAGTATTTAGGTAAAGTTCCGAATGATAAGGCAGGAAGAATAAGTTTCTGGAATGATGTTGTTAAACACCATAAAGAATTAGAGAATATAAGGGCAATAGAAGATTTTAAAACTGATGATGTTAGTGTAGAGCTTGGAAATGATAAGAAAACTGTCATAGTATCTGATGCTGTTAAGGTTATAAATGCTATGAGTAAGCTTTATATGACAGTTTCAGTTAGTTAGAGAGGGGAGTGATAATATGGCTCAAACAATAAATGCTAAAGATACAGTTAGTGCAAAGAAAGCTGAATGTTTTATAACTATAGAAGGTAAAAGATATAATTTTATGCAAGCTATAGATTTAGAGGCTAAAATGGAAAATAATAAAAGTGAAGTTCCAATTCTAGGAAGAACAACAAAGGGAAATAAAACAACTGGGAGTACAAATACTGGAAGTGCAACATTTCATTATAATACTTCTATTTTTAGAGAATTACTTTACAGATATAAAGAAACTGGTGAGGATATTTATTTTGACATACAAGTTACAAATGAAGACCCTACATCTGCTGTAGGAAGACAGACAGTAGTACTTAAAGATTGTAATATGGACAGTGGAATAATTACTAAATTTGATGCTGATGGTGAGTATTTAGATGAAGATATGGATTTCACTTTTGAGGATTGGGAATTAGTAGAAAAATTTAATTTATTGGCAGGAATGGAGTAAAATACACATTTATAAATTATATATGTGTATTTTTTATATGAAAAATTAAAATAAAAGGAGATTAGAATAATATGAGTAATTTAAGTGCTTTTTTAAGTCAAAATGCAATAAAGGTTGATAATGTAAAATATGTAGCGAGTAACAGATTTTTAGATAAAGAAGGGAAACCAGTTGAATGGGAATTAAAAGTTTTATCATCTGAAGAAGACGAAGCACTAAGAAGAAAGTGTACTAAAAGAGTAAAAGTGATTGGTAACAATGGTAAGCATACTGGACAATATACAAGTGAAATTGACTACAATAGTTATGTAGCTGAATTATGTGTAGCATCTACAGTATTTCCAGATTTAAAGGATGCCGAACTCCAAAATAGTTATGGAGTAATGGGAGAAGCTCAGTTATTAAAGACAATGCTTACAGCAGGTGAGTATGTCAATTATACAGTAAAAGTGAATGAAGTCAATGGATTTGATACATCTTTTGAGGATAAAGTAGAAGAAGCAAAAAACTAATCAGAGGTGGCGATTTTGATGCTAGCATCACTCATTATTGTATTCAAAAATTAAAGTGGAAGCCAAGTGAATATATGAATTTAGAAGTTAATGAGAGAGCGTTAGCAGCCGCCTCAATACTTATAAAGATAGAGGATGAAGAGGAAGCAATGAAAGAAGCTGAAAGAGAGAGAAAGAGGGGACGAAGAAGATAGCAAAATAAAAAAATAAATATAGAATAGGTAAAATATGTAAGAATTATATGTTATAATATTTTTAGCAAGAAGATGTAATCTACAATTTATAGAGTGGAGTTCATACTGGGATAAAACCTACTTCCTAATGAAAGGAGGTGGGAAGTATGGACAACTTTTTACTTAGTATATTAGCTAGCTTGATAGCTAGTTTAATTGGATATATCGTTTGTAGATGTATCAAAAACGTAAAAAGCCACTCTACTCGTGGCAAGAGTAAAAGTGGCTGGGAACTTGGCTTTAAAATAAAGTTCCGCAAATTTAAATAATTTATATTTTTAAAATTATGAACTTCACTCTACCGCTAAATAGATTGTAGTTCTTCTTGCTATTATTATACCACAAATTGGTACAGATATTCAAAAATAATATATTTATGATATAATATAGGTAGGAAATTATATTAACTAAGTGGTATGTAAATGTTGTAAATGCTAAAATTGTATTAGCTACTGCACAAGCGTTTTATATTAACTATGCGGACTTAAAATTAAAAACACTAAAAACACTTACTTGAATAGTAGGTGTTTTTTTAATTGAAAGGAAGTGATTATAATGTAAAAATTTTACTTATATAGTATAATAATGCTATAAAATAAATATTATGTGAGGTGATTGTTGTGTTTTGTTCAAACTGTGGTTATGAGATAACTGGTGCAGGCAAATTTTGCTCAAATTGTGGAACACCTACATTAGCAGATAAAGTTAACAATGATGATTTATTTATAAATGTTCATGGAAAAGAATTAAATCTGACTAATATTTATAAAGAAACTAAAGGAGATAAAATCTTAGCAATTGATATTGCAATGAGGTTACTAGGACTGGACATAAAAGAGTGTAAAAATATTATATATCCAGCTTTTAAAGAATTAAGTGAAAAAATAAATATCGAAGAGGAAAAAGAGATATTGAGGGAAGATGAGTATAAACAAACTAATGTACTTGAAGATGATAATGTTGCTCGTTGCCCTAGGTGTGGTTCTGTTTCATTGTCTGCACATAAGAAAGGGTTTGGTATAGGAAAAGCTGTAGCAGGAGCAACTGTTGTAGGAGGTATTGGTCTAGTAGCAGGCAACTTAGGTGCAAAAAAAGTTAGAGTTACTTGTTTAAATTGTGGCAAACAATTTTGGGCATAAATAATAAACACTTACTAATGTAGGTGTTTTTTATATGAAAATTTATGAAAGGAGAGTGAGGAAATGGCAACGATACAAACTTCAATAAAGATTTTCGACGGAATGACACCTGCATTTCGCAATATGACTACATCCATTAACACAACAATTAATAGTCTAGATAGACTTCAACAAAGATTGCACAACCCTATAAATGCTGGTAGCATACAGGCATCCCAACAAAGTCTAAACAATATTGAAAGTATTCTTACTAGGATAGAACAAAAAATTAAAGGGAATACAAATGAACAAGAAAACTTTAATAATAAAATAAGACAGGGGAGTGAAGCAGGTTCTCTATTAGTATCTAAACTAAAAAGTTTGGCTGGTATATATATTGGAATACGAGGGATAGAAAGTATTACAAAAGCTGCTGATACAATTTCAAGTACAAAAGCAAGACTCGCACTTATGAATGATGGATTACAGACAACAGAGCAATTGAATAAGATGATTTATTTATCTGCTCAAAGTGCTAGGGCAAGTTATGCAGATACAGCAGCGCAAGTAAGTAAGCTAGGAATACTGGCAGGAGATGCTTTTTCAAGTAGTGCAGAGGTAGTAAAATTTGCAGAGTTAATGAACAAAAGCTTCGTAATAGGTGGAACATCAGCAAATGAAGCTAGTGCAGCTATGTATCAGCTTACTCAAGCTATGGGTGCAGGAAAACTTCAAGGTGATGAGTTCCGTTCCATAATGGAAAATGCTCCACTTCTAGCTACTAAAATAGCTGATGCAATGGGAAAAACTAAAGACCAATTGAAGGAATTGTCAAGTAGTGGAGCAATAACAGCAGATGTTATAAGAAATGCACTGTTTAAAGCTTCTGATGAGATAGAAAAGAAATTTGCAAGTATGCCAATCACTTTTTCTCAAGCCCTTACAATGATGAAAAATGATGCTTATATGATATTTGGGCAAACTCTCGGTAAGATAAGTGGAGCTTTGCAAAGTGTTAGATTTAGTGAGATTGTTGTATCTATGCGGAATGTTATGATTGCAATATCTTCAAATATTTATGATACATTAAATATTATAAAAAATATATTAAATAGTGATTTCTTCTCAAGTTTTGTTAGCAATGTTACATTAGGAGCTATACTAATTATCAATGGACTGGGATGGGTTACTAATGCAGCACTAAATGTTGCTAATGTGTTTGCTCAAAATTGGAGTATTGTTGCACCTGTTATTTATGGGGTGATAGCAGCAATTGCGATATATAAAGGAGTATTACTTGCAAGTACAATTGCCACCACAGTAGCATCTTTTGTAAATTCATTGTATGCAGTAGCAGCGTATAAAGCTTGTGCAGCTTTAGCAGCACAAGAATTTGCGATATTTGGAAAAATATCTGCACAAACGATGGAAGCTTTGGTAACAGCACAAGCAACAGCAGCACAATGGGGTTTTAATGCAGCATTATTATCTTGTCCAATTTTTTGGATAATAGCAGGTATTATAGCATTTGTAGTAGTAGTTTTTGTTGCAGTAGCAGCAGTAAACAAATTCGCAGGTACAAGTTTAACTGTCTTAGGAGTAATTGTGGGTGCAGTATTTGCAGCAGTAGCAGCAATACAAAATGTTATGATATGGTTATTAAATGGCTGTATAGCTGTAAATGAAGGCATTACAAATGGTTGGAATCAGTGTGTATATTTGATGAAACAAGCAATTGCCAAAGGTGTAATCTTTATAATTGAAAAAATGGCATCTCTAAATGATTCTGTAAATAATGCAGGAAACGCACTTGGTAAGGCTTTTGTGGCTGGGGCGAATATAGCAATCAGAGGAGTAAATAAGCTTATTGATTTACTAAACAAAATTCCTGGAGTAAATATTGGGAAAGTTGGAGAAGCAACATTTACACCTGTCAAAGCAGATAACAGCTACATCAAGCAACAGATTGATAGTTTAAACAGGTGGGTAGGAGATGCACCAGAGAAAGTAAAACTGGATAGAATGGGCTATAAAGACATTGGGGCAGCATTTGAGAAAGGAAATGCACTTGGAACTAAATGGCAAAATGCTATAACTGATAAATTTAAAGATACTTTTGACATTAATAAGATGCTAGAAGATGCAAAGAAAAAATTAGGATTAGACGATTTGTGGAATAAACAAAATCCTTTAAACAACCTTGGTGGATTTGGTGGAGATTTAGGAAAAAGTGCAAAAGATACGGCAGGAAACACTGCAAAGATGGCTAAAACAATGGATAAAAGTCAAGAAGACCTTAAATATCTTAGAGACATAGCAGAACAGGAGGTAATAAACCGATTTACAGGAGTCAACATTAAAATTGATATGAATAACACAAACAACATAAGTAAAGATGCAGATGTTGATGGAATAGTAAACGTCTTAACAGAAAAATTAAATGATGCCATGGTTGTTTCAGCCGAAGGAATAGTTTAGGAAGGAGAGTGAGAAAATGGCTTATGATTTTTATTTAGATGGAGTACAATTACCAATCACACCTGGTAAGCTTGAAGTCAAAGTTACAAATAAAAATAAGACAATTGATTTAATAAATGTTGGAGAAGTAAACATATTAAAAAAAGAAGGATTATCTGAAATAAGTTTTGAAGCAGAATTTACACATAATAAACTACCATTTTATCGTGGAACTTTTAGGGATGTTCAATTCTTTTTAAGTAAACTGGAACTACTAAAAACTGATTGTAAGCCATTTCAATTTATTGTATCGAGGGAATTAGGTAATAAAGTACTATTTAACACTAATATAAAAGTATCTCTTGAAGAGTATGCTATTTCAGAAGATGCAGATAATGGCTCAGATACAAAAGTTGCAATAAAATTAAAGCAATATAGAGATTACTCAACTAAAAAGTTAGTTATTGCCCCTCCTAAAAATGAGACTGGTAGACCTAATGTAAAGATAGAGCCAAAACGAGTTGATTCAGTCAATGCCACAAACACTAAAACATATACAGTAAAAGCAGGGGATAGCCTTTGGTCAATTTGTCAGAAACAACTTGGTAATGGTTCATTATATAAGAAAGTATACGAATTAAATAAATCTATGATGGATAAGGCAAATAAGGGGAAGAATTTAAGTAAATACACCATTTATAAAGGGCAGGTGTTAAAACTTGGTTGATGAATTAGTGTTAGCAAATGATAGGGATGTAAGATTAGTCATAGCACATTGGGAAGATTTCTACGAACCTGTAGTTTTGGATGGTATCACATGGGAAATTGAAAGGCGAGGAACACCTTCAAAGTTAGAATTTACAATAGTCATGGATGATATATTAGAGTTTTGCGAAGGTAACTCAGTAAGATTATATTACAAAGGTGTAGGCATATTTTATGGATATATATTTCAAAAGAAAAGAGATAAAGAAAATCACATAAAAATTGTTGCTTACGACCAGTTGAGATATTTTAAGAATAAAGATACTTATGTATATAATAATCAAACTGCATCTGAACTTGTAAAGATGTTAGCTAAAGATTTTAATTTAAAATACAATGTCATAGAAGATACAAAATATAAAATATCGAGAGTTGAAGAAAATAAAACACTCTTTGATATGGTCTTAACTGCACTAGATGATACTCTAAGAGAGAAAAAGGAAATGTATGTACTCTATGATGATTTTGGAAGATTAACATTAAAGAATGTTGCTTCTATGAAACTGGATACTGTCATGAACAATGATGTAATTGAGGATTTTGACTATAATTCATCAATAGATAGTGATACTTACACAAAGATTAAACTTGTGAGAGATAATGAAGAAACAGGGAAAAGAGATGTATATATTGCACAAGACTCTACACATATGAGGAGTTGGGGAATACTTCAAATGTTTGATACAGTAGATAAAAACATGAGTGAAGCAGAAATAAAGCAAAAGTGTGATATACTTCTAAAACTATATAATAAGAAAACTAAGTCATTAAGTTTAAAAAATGTGTTAGGAGATATTAGAGTAAGAGCAGGTTGTTTAGTACCTGTTTTTTTGTCGTTAGGAGATATTGATTTACAAAATTATATGTTAGTTGAGAAAGTAAAACATACATTTGAAAATAACAGTCATTTTATGGACCTAACTTTGGTTGATGGAGACGAATTTGCTTCTTATTCTTCATCAAGTTATAGTAGTGGAAATACTAATAATAAAAATGAGAAACAAAATGGTCCTGCACAAAGTACTACAAGTAAAGAAGATACTGATATGGCTAATAAGATTAATAAACTACTTAAAGGTAAATTATCAAATACAGGAAATATATTTGTTAAATATTCAAATGCTTATAAAGTTAATCCAGCACTCATGGCTGCTATATCTATGCACGAATCAGCTAGAGGGACTTCAAATATTGCAAATACTAAAAATAATTTCTTTGGAATGAAAAAAAATGGAGATTACATGAGTTTTTCTAGTGTAGACGAAGGAATAAAAAGAGGTATAAGTAATTTATCAAGAAACTATATCCATATAGGACGAAAAACTTTAGAAAGCATCAGAAATAAATATTCTTCTAGTTCAGACAAAGAATGGGTAAAATGTGTAGGTGCATTTTATAAGCAAATAACAGGAAGTACTTATAATTCTAATAGTGCAGGCACAGGAGTTGGAAGTAATGAAGAAGCAGAAAAGAATTTAAAAGATTTAACTTATCAAGTTCAAAACAATAATTCTAATACATCAACAAACAATAATAATAAAGTAAGTAAAGTTATTCAAGAAGCAAAAAATCAACTTGGCAAGCCTTACAAATGGGGTGGTAATGGTCCAAAGAGTTTTGACTGTAGTGGTCTTATGGTGTGGGCATTTAAAAGAGGTGCAGGAATAAATCTCAAAAGAGTTTCAGCAGACCAATCAAAAGATAGTAGAGGAAAACTATTATGTAACATAAATGATGTAAAAGCTGGTGATTTAGTATTCTTTGCATACAACAAAGGAAAAGGAAATGTACATCATGTTGGACTATATATAGGAAATGACCAATATATTCATGCTCCACAAACTGGTGACGTAGTAAAAATAAGTAGTTTAAGTGGTAGACAAAAGAAAAAGCATGATTTTGCAAGAGCTAGAAGATTCTTTTAAGTGAGGTGATAAAGTGTCACAAGAATTATTGCAAATAATTAAGAAGGCTGCAATGGATGCAGTAGAAACAAGCAATCCAATGCAAATTGCATTTGGAACTATAGAAAGTGTTAATCCTTTGATAGTTAAGATAGAACAAAAAGCATCTTTTGAAGAATTTTTTCTAATACAAACAGAGACTTTTAAAAGATATACAGATAAAAAAATAGGGGATAAATTAGTCTTAATTAGGATGCAAGGAGGACAGCAATATTTGATTTTAGATAGGATGTGATGAGGTGTTACCAAGCGATAATTTGGATTATGACATTGAAGATGTATCAATAATTAATTTTGATGTAAGGCAAGAACCAAGTAAGACCTTTAAATTAAATATAGAAAAATCTAAGATAGATGGTATTTGTGATGATGTTGAAGCATTAAAACAGACCATCTTTTTAATTTTAAATACTGAAAGGTATGAGCACCTCATTTATTCTTGGAATTATGGAGTCGAGTTGAACGACCTTATTGGAGAACCTATATCCTTTGTAATCCCCGAACTTGAAAGACGAATCAAAGAAGCACTAATTCAAGATGATAGGGTTGAAAATGTAGATAATTTTGAATTTCAAAATGTAAAGGGTAAAGTACATTGTAAGTTCACAGTTCACAGTAAATATGGAAATATAAAAGCAGAGAAGGTGGTGAGTGTATAATTGTTTGAGTTAATGACATTTGAAAATATAATTAAAAGAATGTTAGATAGTGTACCAGATACTTTTGATAAAAGGGAAGGTTCTATAATATATAATGCTCTTGCTCCTGTTGCTATAGAACTTACAGAAACATACATTGCAATGGATGAATTACTAGACCAAACATTCGTAGATACTGCTAGTTATTACTATTTAGAGAAGAGATGTAAAGAAAGAGGAATCACACCACTTGAAGCAACTCGTACGATTGCTAAAGGCGTTTTCAATATAGATATTCCACTTGATTCTAGGTTTAATCTAGGAGAGTACAATTATGTGGCAATTGAGAGAATATCTGAAAAAACATATAAAATGAAATGTGAAACTGCTGGACCTATATTTGAGTTAGGGCAATTAATACCTATCGAATATATAGATGGTCTTGAAACTGCTGAGTTAACAGAAATACTAATAAATGGAGAAGATGAAGAATCAGAGGACAGTCTAAGGCAACGATACTATGATAGTTTAAACTCACAAAGTTTCGGTGGTAATATACAGAATTATAAGGATGAAGTTAATAAATTGCCTGACGTTGGGGGAGTTAAAGTATATCCAGTTTGGAACGGTGGAGGTACTGTTAAGTTAGTAATAATTAATTCTAACTTCAAAGTTCCATCTAGTGATTTAGTTAATTTAGTGCAAGAAGAAATTGACCCAATTGGACATCAAGGACAAGGCTTAGGATTAGCACCAATAGGGCATAAAGTTACTGTTACAGGTGTTGTAAGTACAACTATAAATATTTCAGCAGAGATAACATACAAAAATGGCTACACTTGGGAGAATATAAAATCAATTGCAGAAGAAGCAATAGACGACTATTTAAATGAACTTAACATGAGTTGGGAAGATGAAGAAAACTTAATAGTCCGTATATCTCAAATTGAAACTAGATTACTTAGTATAGATGGAGTGTTAGATATTACAAACACAATGATAAATGATGTTAAATCTAATCTAACAATAGATAGTAACAGCATAGTAGTGAGAGGTGAGGTAGTTGGATAAAGAGATTAATCTAATAAATTACTTGCCACAAATTCTACAAGATAAAGAAGAATATATAAAAGTATTTAATGTAGAAAATAAAGAAATAAAAACATTACATGATAAATTAAAGGACCTATCAAATGACCAGTTTTTAGAGGACCTAACTATAAGTGGTATAAAAAGATGGGAAAAGATAATGTCTATAACTCCTAAAAGTAATGAGAGTTTAGAAGATAGAAGGTTTAGGATTTTTAGTAAATATATAAGTAAACTACCTTACTCAGAGAGATTTTTAAGGAACTGGCTAGATAATGTAGTTGGAGAAGGCAATTATGAATTAACTATTAATAATGCTACTTATAACATACACCTTGAGAGTGATGCTAGAAATCAAGATTGGTTTGAGGAAGTTCATTCTTTTGTAAGTAATATTAAGCCATGTAATATGACTTTAGATTACACTAGAGTGCTTATAAGCAAAGACAATTATATGAATTTTGGTATAACAACCCTAATGGGTCAAGAAATAACTATATACCCTTGGAGTCCACCAGATATAGAAACTTATGGAGAAATTGATGTATTAACTGGCAATGGAGTTGGATACCAAGAGATAACAATATTTTAGGAGGTGATATATTGGCTATAGATAAAAGTTATTACACTATAATTACAGATGTAGGAAAAGCAAAGATAGCAAATGCAAGTGTCACAGGTAATAAAGTGGGATTTGTAAAAATTCAACTTGGTGATGGAGGAGGGAGTGAATATACTCCAACTGAGAGTCAGACAGCTCTCAAAAACGTGGTATGGGAAGGCAATATTGGAAATACAACTACAGATGAAACTGCACCAAATTGTATAATATTAGAGAGTTTAATACCATCAAGTGTAGGCGGATTTATGATAAGAGAAATAGGATATTTAGATGATGAAAATAATTTAATTGCCATTTCTAAATACAAAGAGTGTTATAAACCTTCTATAGAACAAGGTGCAGTGGTAGACATGAAGGTTAAAACTGTGCTTATTGTATCTAATGTAAATAATATAGAACTTAAAATTGACCCAACAATAATCTTTGCAACACTCAAAGATATACAAGACTTAGAAACTAAAATAGGTACTGTTAATACTAAAATTGATACAACTAAAACAGAATTAACAAGCAACATAGAAACTACTAAAACAGAGTTAAACACTAAAATAGGGGATACAACACAACTTACTACAACAGATAAAACAAATATAGTTAGTGCATTAAATGAGGTAAAAAGCAGTGTAGACAGCATAGAAACAACAGCAGAGAAAACAAGTATAAAAGATACAGATAACTTATTTTCAAGTGATAATGTAGAGGGAGCATTAAAAGAAGTGATGCAAGAAGTAAAAGGTAATAGAAGTAGTATTATATCAACAGTAAATAATAATTTGATACCAATGTAGAAAGGAAGGTGAAATTAGTATGTCTACAACTGTTTTAGAAAGAACTGTCAAAAGAAGACGTGGTTATTATCGTATGACAGATATTCATGCTTCACGTCTTACTTATAACGACGGAAGTCCTTATTATACTGACTTTGTTGCTTATTATACTTTAGACCAATATGAAAGAGTTTCTATATCTGCAACTAAAAAATTTGTAGCTTATTCAACTAGGGCTTGTCAGATAATAAATGGCAGAGAAGTTGATATTAGTAGGAATTTTACTCAAGAAACAACTGTTCAGTTTGTACCCGACCCTACTATTTTTATAAGTAACGATTTAGGTGTGATTGGTAATGCGTGTAGTATAAATTATAGAATATCAGATAGTGATTCTAGTGTTAGATTTAAAATAATCGAAAAAATAAATGGTGTTAAAATAGCTGAAAAAAATAATGTTGTTGATGGAAACTATGAATTAATTATTACAGATGAACTCTTATCTGAGTTGGCATTTAACTCTGTAAATAATATAACTATTGAACTCGATAATGGTTATGGTGGAATATTCTTAGATAAAACTGTTACATTTACAAAAGGTAATACTAAACCAAAATTAAATATAACTTCTTATAACTCCACTTCTGCAACATTTACAGCAATAGATACAGATAATAATTTATCTAAAATAGAGTGGTTTATAGATGATGTATTAAAGGAAACAATAACAACAGATTTAACAACAGAGAAAACAATAAACTATGAACTTGCAGACAATGCAATACACACATTAAAAATAGTTGCTACAGATTCAGAAAATGCAACAGCAGAAAAAGTGCTAAGTATAAGCAAAGAGATAATGCCACTTCAATCTGATGCTAGTTTAAGTGATATATCAACTAAGTTGATAGAGATTGGAGAAGGGCTTAGAAATGGTAAAACAAGTATTATAAATACTTTAGCATTAAAGAATATAGAAGCAAGTTTGAATAACACACTTGTTGAGTTATCAGAGAAAATAAAGCAGTCTTTTGATAGTGGAGACGCTAGTTTACAGGATTTGATGAATCAGTTAACACAAGCTAATAATACTATATCGCAATTAAACTCTAAATATAAAGTTGCTAGTGGAACAGTCACTTCTTTTGCGGATAGTGCTAAAATTGCTTATCCATATCTAACCGACAGAACTTTTAAACCTGGTACTTGGGTTAAAATTAGTAATTTAGATTTTAAGCCTAACATTTTCTTTGCTGATTTTGATTACTATGATACTGAATATAAAAATAATTATAAACTTTTCCTTTTTGCTTGTCGTGGTGTCGCTACACAAAGAGGTGTTGATTTTTCAAGCGTTACAGCTTTTATTAGAAAAAACAGTGATGAAAATTTTCATGCTAATGGTTGGCTCTATAATAATTCCGAAGGGGATGTTTATTTTAATAATACTGGTGTTCAAATTCCAGCTTATAACTTTGACTCAACTCAAAGACATATTTATAAATGGTATGCTATTAAATTTATTTAAGAAGGAGAAAAAAATATGAATGTTCCAAACAGAGTAATATATGACCAAACAGGCAAAATAATTTTTGAAACAGGTGAGTCCTGTGGGGATGTGTTACCACACAATAAAATAACTGAATTAGATTATATTGATATTCCATATGGAAGTATAGATTATATTAAAAATAGAATTATAGGCATAAATATAGAAACAAAACAACCAATTTTGGAAGAAATACCAGTATATGTAAGTGAAGAAAAAAAGAGAATACAAGAATTAGAAAATCAAGTTTTATTAAATGAAAATGAAAAAGTAGGAGGATTATTATAATGAATATAAATAATGTTGTAGTAAGAATATTAGCAGAGAGGATATTAAACGGAGGATTAAACCCTCTAAAAAATCGAGAATTTGAATTAGATGACGTAACTAACACAGAGTATAGAAAAGCAGTAGAGGATTATATAATTAGAGAAAGTGGAGTAGTAGAAGGAGCAGAACCAACAAAATAGGTTTTTTTTATATAAATTAAAAATAATTTCCTTTTTTAGTTATATATTTTTTATTTTTATCTATAATAAAAAAATTCTATTAAAAGGAGATTAAAAAATGAAGAAAATAATTGTAATTTGCATTCTAGTTCTAATGTTAATTATACCTACTATGGGGGAGATATTTATAATGGTAGAAAATATAAAGCTAGAGGGGCTAGAACAAAACCCAACAAGTTGTTACATTTCTAATCCAGGGATTATGGGAGAAGCAAAATGTGATGCAGCATACTTTATTATAGCTGCAGATTTCGTTAACAATTTAAAGGTAAAATAATAAATTAATACATTTAAAGGACTTAGATAATTCTAGGTCCTTTTTAATACAAAAATTAGGAGGAAATATGAATTTAACAATAGTTTTTTTAGCAACAAATATATTTATAAAATTAGTAATATTAGCAATAGCATTTGATACACTGTTAGGTTGCTTAAGAGCAATAAAAACACATCAGTTTAATTCAAGTTTTGGAATAAATGGAGGAATAAGAAAAGTTGCAATGATAGCATGTATATTTTTTCTAGCAGTAGTTGATATACTTACAAAGTTTAACTTTTTATTTATGTTGCCACAAGATTGGATTGATTTCTTGAGATTAAATCATCTTGGAATATCTGAATTTTTCTCTATTCTATTCATTTTGTATGAAAGTGTAAGTATATTAAAAAATATGTACTTATGTGGATTACCAGTTCCCAAAAAATTAAAGGAGAAAATAGGCAATTTACTAGATACAATGACAGACGAATTAAATATTAAGGGAGGTAATAAATAATGAAAATATGTATTACAGTAGGACACAGTATTTTAAAAAGTGGAGCATGCACTTCTGCTGATGGAGTAATTAACGAGTATCAATACAACAAATCTCTTGCACCAGTATTAGCAGATATATTTAGAAAAGAAGGGCATAAGGTA